TTTGAAAACCTTAAGCATGCACCCCCGCCAGTCAAGTGGGCTATCTAAATATACGCACACACAGCTCTATATATTTTTGGTGAATCCTACCGCCGCATTATATCGCCTCCCGGGGCCCCCCGACCCTTAAGGTTACATATCCTAATGCAGCTTTGGGATCCAGGAATGGATTCCCGAGTAATTTAACCAGGTATGGTCCCTCTCAGGGGGAACGGTGACAGATTGTAAATTGTCAACCGTCCAAGACCTCAACTCTGCCTCGATGGCCTCCTGCTCCCACAACTCTACTCCAAACGCTGCACGGAACGACACCCTAGCCTCATGACTAACAGGTCGGGCACGAGCCGACTCAATAAATTGGTCAACATCGTCACCGACCTCAGCCTTGAGACGTAGGTGAACTCCGGCTTCTGCGTTAACGAGCTTAGCGATCGCGCCGCGTGAATGACGCTGCAGCGCAAGCGCAAACTCTTGTAGAATCGGTATGCCTGCTCCCAGCGCCAATTCGCACCTGCCAACAAGCCCAAACATCGGTCTGACCATATTAGGGTCATTCCAATGCCTAGTGCCACAGCAGGCGTGTGATAAAACTTTGCGCCAGTCACGGACCATCACGTGTTTGATACCGTTGAAAACAACACGTGATTGGCAGAAGACAACGTCGCTAAACTTACGTGCGACGTTTTCGATTTTGAGCTCCTGGCCAAACTCCAGAAAAGTTTTGGCGAGCTGTTCTTTTATTAAAGCTAAATGCTCCCACTCAACCCAGACAAGCACATCATCACCATCGTTATATATACGAAATTTTATTATCCTAAGAATCTTCATGGCGGATAACACCATCAAAATGGCCAACAGACAGTTGCCGAGGGCTGTATTTATATCTCCAGACATGCGTCCGCCGTAAACAGTGTATTTCACACCACCGGCGGTACGACACTTGTTAATCGTCTGCCAATCAAGCAACCTATTTAATATAGGATGATTGGGCAACACCATACGATAAAATAGGTGTTCGAGATTAAGAATCGGGAAGCTAACATGTTTGTCAAAGCGGCTACAATCAAGAGAAAAACACACAGGATTTTTAAATGCGTT